TTCTATCCTCAAAGGTTTGGAACAGTGGACGAACCTGCTGAAGGTTTTTTTGATTTACTACAAAAGAATGGTTTAGGTTTTCCCGGCTTGAGAGAGGAAGTATTTAATCCTAAAAGAGTTATGGGATATACTCTTAATACAATTAATTCTAATGCACGGCAGAACTTTAATAGCTTTTCAGGTAAACTCGCTGACATGCTTGCCGATCCTAGATCAAGATATAACTATAAAGATATAATAGAAGATTATGATGAAGTTCTTCAGGAACAATTTACTGCACAACAAGCCATTCGTAAATTGTTTCAAGATATGGACGGAATAATAGGTAAACAAGAATTAATAAAAAATCTAAACTCATATGATCTACGTGGTGTAGTACCATCTAAAAAGGTTATACGTGGTATTTTAAATGGTCGTGCTGCACCTACTACAAAAGCAGATAAGGGAAAATTTTGGTTAGATGTAAATAAAAGTTTACAAGATAAAACAGGTCAATCTTACGCTAGAGAGATACAAATTTTAAGACGTAACATGGCTAAACTAGAAAGGTTCTACCGTGGTGCTGATTTACGCGGTGATCCACCTGATATAAAGATTGGAGAATAACTATGGGAATACCTTCATCAGTTACAAGATTTGGAAAGAACGAACCATTTGAATTACAGGTAGCTCGTAATCAAATCTATGAGCATAAGTCTATTTTTAAATTTGGATTTAATCCTGATGTAGATGATGCACTTGAAACTGTATGGGCGCAGGGTGGCTTGTATTCTTACCTGTCTTCAGCAACTACTCTTTATATTTCTAGTTCATCTACTGCAGATGATGTAGCAGGTACAGGTGCAAGAACTGCTACAGTTTCAGGTCTGGATGCAGATTATAATGAAGTATCTGTAACAGTAGATTTAGATGGACAGAATGGTGTACAATTAGGAGATGCATCAAACTGGATACGAGTCTTTAGAGTTACGGTTGATACGGCAGGAACTGGTGGGCAGAATGCTGGTGTTATTTATATAGGTGATGAATCTTCTCCAACATCAGGTGTGCCTACAAATAAGTATGCTACTATAGCTATAGGAGACAACCAAACTCTAATGGCTTTATGGACTGTTCCAGCAGGATATACAGCATACCTATATCAAATAGATATTACGGTAGCTACTACACAGAATAATAAATACTGTACAGGCACTGTACTAGCAAGACCTTATGGTGGTGTTTTTCAGGTCAAAGATAAATTTGTAAAAGGTGAAAGCAGTCACAAACAAGAATATCAAGTACCTTTAAAGTTTGAAGAAAAAACTGATTTAGAAATTAGAGCAATAGGTGACAGCAGTGGTGCTAATATTGCTATTAGTGCAGGACTTGATTTAATCTATATTAGAAACGAATCAAACTAATGCAGATGGACGCACAGTTTTTGTTTCAGGTGGGAGCAGTAGTTGCTTCTCTGTCTGGCGCATGGGCATTGGTGCGTGCACAAGTAAATACCTTGAAGGCAACTCAAGAAGAAATTAAAAATAATGTTGATGAATTAAATAGAGAACTTGATGAAGCAGAGAATAATGTAGCTGTACTAAGACAGCAGATAAAAGTATTGTCTGATATTCTTAGTCCAGATAATCTTGCTGCTGAACACAAAAGAAAAGGTCAAGTTCATGAACAAATTAAAAAATTACAAGAAGAAGTTTCAAGTTTGCAACACATGCATAATGGTCGTCATCCCTTTATAGATGAACTATCTAGCAGTCATCATGCTCCTCGTCCTCAGAAAACCAAGAACAATTCATAAATATTTTAGATGTTCTTTCTTCACCTAATATCTCTAAGCTATTAACTATCTCTTGTTCTAATTCAGCGATAGACTTAACAGCTTCTTCTTCCTTTGTAGAACGAATGCGGGACAGTACCTCTAGTGCCTTAATTGCACTGTTGGTATGTCCTGCACTCTTAGCATAATTGTACTGGTTTTCTACCTCTGCAATAACATCAATGCGTGTCTCAAGTTCCTTTTCAAGTTCTTCAATACGCTCGTTAATCTCAGGTCGTTGCTTTAACCTGTGACCTTGTGTATGTGCAGACGTATCAGAATACCCTGCAGCTTTAGCAGCTTCAGTAGCATTACGATACATTACATAGGCTTGACAGAACTTCTCTTGCTTTAGATTAAGTTCCTTCATTTACAAAACTTTTCCCATGTAAGGTTGTGACTTAGTATCTGACGAGCAGTGTCGTTAGAAAGAGAGTCAGCATCGCTGATCATAATTGGAAAGGACCAACTACAGAACGCCGCCTCTCCTCCAACGCTTTCGCAACCGCTTAACAACATCACCGTCAGACATACGGCTAACTTCGTTTTCAATTTTGTTTCTCTCCTGTGTATTCTTAACTGCCTGTTCAAGTTCTTTCTTCTGGGCATTATCTCTTCCTGCCTTGAACGCAAAGATCAAGGGCAATATCTTGGTAAAAATATTTAACACAGAAGAAAAGAGAGAAAGCATTAGCCTACCTTTTCAGTCTTGCCTTCAGCAACCTTAACTTCTTCAGGTTTTACTTCAGGCTTTCCTGTCTCTTTGGCTTTACCAATAGTAAGACTTAGAAACTCTACTACTTTATATACTTTACCAAGGATTGTGTCAGGATCAGGTGTTTTAGTTCCTGCGATAATAAGACTTGCAATTGTAATAACACCAGTAACAGTGCTAAGAATAACGTCTGAATTATTAGTAATAAGTTCAAGCATATGATTCTCCTTTAAGCTGCCTGTTTAGTAATTAGATTAGTGTAGTAAACTTTGTCTGCTTGCTTTGAAGTTTTATATACTTCTGATACAAGCGTATTATCTCCATGCATACACACATTCATTTCTATATCTTCGTTATCAAATAACTTTTCACAGTCCTGTGCCATTGCAAGAAGTTCACCAGTAGTCCAAAACTCTGAACCATTTGTTTCTACCTTCATGTACTTCATTCTACCATCTTCTAGTTTTTCTTCTAGATCAATCTCTGTTTCATCAGGGAATGAACAGTCAAAACCAAACAGATGAAAGTTTCTAAAGCCAAAGATATGCATCATTCCTATTGCTCTCATAGCTGCACAAGTACCACCATTAACAAACGTAGTATTTTCAGGTATATTTAAGCTCTCATTAATCTTTAGGCTTTGACCTTCTTGATTCTTAACTGTGTTTGCTACTGCCTGTGAATAAGCGTGCCAACCATATACCTGATCAGTCTTTGACTTTAGTAGTTCTGTAACTGAAGGATCAGTCATAGATGCAATGAAGAACATTGTACTAGGATCAACCTTATCAAATAAGGTAGATCGTACAACACCATGAGTACTCTCACCTTCAATGGGTCGAGGGTCTAGTATAACACATGCCCATGGCTTTATGCCAGCCTTTAGTAACTTAGGATAGCTGTGCTTCACACAGACAATTCGTGCATTTGTTTTCTTTTGCAGCTTCTTCACTTGCTTAAAGTCAGTAGATGATCCACCAGATACAATGATTGCATGTTCGTCATGCACATGACAGTTTCGGATCATGTCCCATCTATCAATAAGCTCTACGTTTCTGTTGATGTTGTCAACAATGTTGTCCTTTGGCACAGAGTCACGTGGTTGGACAATAATAGGAACACGCCTCAATTCTGCAGGTATGTCATCAAGACTGTCATCATTAAGTAGAACAGCAAGATGTGTATGTCCACCACCTTTTACCCTATCTTGAGAAGGAAGAACAGTTATACGTTTGTCTTTGAGAGATTCAACCAATCTATTCGTACCAAGATATTCATCACCAAGAATATTACCGTCCTTATCTTTGGAAAAGAAATCATCAAAGACAACAACAGGTGCATGTTTTAGATAACTGTAATCAGATTGTACAGTTTCTTCACTGTGTCCACCATCAATGTAAGCAAATGAAACATCTTTTAAATTATCTTTTGCTTTATTCAATGTTTCTTTTGAGTCACCTTTAAATAACTCAAAGGTAAATGTCTTGTCTTTTTCTGCCATCTTTGTGGCAAACTCTGTAAGACGTTTTGTTACAGCCTCTAAAGTGTTGTGTGCTTTAGAGTTTAGCTCTACCTTATCTAACTCTTCAGTAGCTTCTTCAAATAAATCAAAGCCAGTGTAATGTACCTTGTCACTCTTCTCAAATGCAGCAAGAGACATTTCAATAGCACGCCCACCATTCCACGTACCAACTTCTACAATGCTATCCTTTGCGTACTCACGTACAAGATCAGCAAGCTGACGATAGCGTGGTAGATTAACATCAGGTGCTACAGTATCTTTAGATAACTTTTTCTTGAGGTTGCCTTTGTAGTGTACCATGTATTCAGACAAGGGAGAATTAGCAAATGCAGCAAGACCGTCTACATTTGGAGTTAGGTTATGTGCTTTCAATCCATGTGCAAGATAAATTTTAAGTAGACGTTCAAAGATAAAACCATCATGCCATTCACGATATGATATTACTTCTCCTATATCGTAGCAACCACGCAAATCTGCCAACAGATAATGCGGAGACTGATAATCAAGATTGAAAGCAATAAAAGAAGTTTCACTATAGTCAACATCTTTCCTGCCTAAGTAAACCAACTCTGCCTTTTCAGGAACAATGGTATCTAAATTTTTCTGAGAGAAAGGCTTAGTAGTTATTGTATCAGCATCTAACCAAATAAGCCAGCCACCCTTTGCTTCTTTATCTCCTATCTCTAAAGATAGATCAGTCATAGCATATACTTTATGTGACCACTTAATAGCATCCATGCGCCAGTTATACTGCATCTGACCACCTTCAGTACCATCATGGTCTTTCATACGCTCACGATAATCAAGCATATCTTGAACATCATTTAGATTACGATACTCAATAACTTCTGATTGTGGAAACTCTGCTACTAATTCTTCAGGACAGTCATGGTAGTAAGCAATCAACTTTAGATCGTTCTTCCAAAACTTTGCTACAGACTCTAGCATATTTTTAGCGTAGCTTATATAACCACTATCACTAAACGATGTTACAAAATTAGTCATATTGTTCATTCTCCCGGTACATATCTAGGATTAGCTAGTAGTGTACTCATTTCCTTATATAGTTCGTTCCACTCTTTTGCATAGTGATTATCTATTTCTCTCTTACCTTCCCAGTTCCTGAACATTGGTCCACCTGTTGTAAAGTGTACACACTTAGGATCAAGGTCTTCATGCGAATGACCATCAAGCCAGTTCCATTCTTCAGTTATCTGACCTATTGATTCTGCCCAATGCATACCATGTAACCAACCTCCGCTACTAGTGTTCACATCAGATACAGTTAGTTCATTTAATTCTGGATTGCCACAGTTAAATAACATAAAGCTTGACCAGTTCTTTCTAAAGTAAGTCTGCTGTAATTTATTATCCATTTTATATTTGTCATTAGGTTGGTACGTATGATGTACACAAGCTACAGAAAAATCTCTATAAGCGAAGAGGTTAAATAGTTTATTTATATCATCTCTCATATACATATCACAGTCCATAAATAAGGCATGTCCTTGATGTACATTTAGAAATGGTACAAGAAAACGTGTAAAACTAAACTCAGTTGAGAAAGGTTTTTCATCAAATGAATCTACCTGCTGACCGTCTTTAATTATCATAGTTCTCCAGTACAAACCTGTACGCCTAACACTATCCTGCTTTAGTCTAACAATGTTAACAGGAGAAGAGGCATGTTTATTTATACTGTACTCAAGAACGTCACAGTAAACTTTTTCTTTAGGATCGTAACCAATATATATTGTGGGAAGACTACTCATCAGCAGCTTCCTCTGCAATCTTTTCTGTAAGTTCTTTAAAGGTAATAAACTCTGAGGGTATCATAAAATATTCTAGTGTTGTTAGCATAGCATTCTTTAACTCATCTTCAATTAGATCACTACTAAGATCATCTAATATAACTGTCTTTAATATTTCTACAACAAGATTATCACAGGTAGTAGTTGTTAAATCTACTTTAATTGTTGGTTCAGTGTCTAAAAAACTCATAATGTTCCTTTATAAAAAAAGGGGATGCACCAGCGAATACCGCTACCACCTCGATACATCCCCCAGTATTATGCCTACTTTATAACAATTAATTTAGGTTGTTCTTCTTCAGGAACAACTTCTTCCAATGTAATAGTAAGAAGACCATCATTTAAGTCTGCGTCTCTTACTTCCATAGCATCAGACAATGAGAATGATTTACGGAACTTACGTGCCGCAATGCCTGATACAATATAGTTTCTACTATCATCGCTATCTCTATCACCAACAATAGTAAGAATACTATCCTTTAATTCAATACTAATATTTTCTTTTGAATAGCCAGCAACAGCAAGTGTTAGCTTGTAAAGATTACCATTCTTTTCTAGATCATGTGGAGGAAATGCGCCAACATTACTTGGTACACGCTTGAACAAATCTTCAAAAGTAAATCCCAACATATAGTCTGGAAGTGTCTTTGAATTTTTGTTAATGTAATCAATAAAGTTCATTGTTATCTCCTTGTTAAGCAAGTTAATTAAGTACACCACTATGGTCGTACCATGCATATACTACTATAGTATACAACAGTTGTCAAGAAAAAAGTTAAGTAAACCTTTCTCCTCTAAACCAACAGACAAGAGAGCATCGTTCTCCTTGTTTTACTTTTGTAACACGGTGAAAGATAAAGGAAGGAAAGACAGCAATGCTACCTGTCCTTCTCATATCTTTAAGAGTAGCAAACCTATCTCCTGCTTGAGGGTGCACCCACTTCTGTACCTGAAGATCACCACCCTTAAACTCACTGTTCAGTGAAACACATACTGTTAGCTTTCTTGTATAAGGATCGGAAGGAAGTTCTACACCAGCATCCATGTGCCAGTCGTAGAACTGTCCCTTACCATAGAAGGATACCTGTGGACTTTCAAAACAATTCATGTGAAAGTTCCAACCTGCTTCCTTGTTAGCTGTCTCTGCGTACAGTTGTAGAATGGAAGTAAGTTCAGGATTTTCTAGCCAAGCAATCCTGCTATTCCTTACTTCTTCAAGACGGACATTGTCACCACTTTCATATACGTCAGCTTCCTGGCTGTCTATTTCTTTAGCAATATTTAGAAAGCCATCACATAGTTCTTTAGGTATAACTTCTTTATACGTATGGTATGTAAGCATTAAACTCCACAACTCCCACCATGTCCAGTAATATCACAAATGTCATGTGTCTCAAGACCTTCTTCAAACTCTTCACCTAACTTATCAACAGCTTCGCTGTAAGGAACAGACGTTAGTGGTTGCCCACCACGGCATGAATCAGGGTATACAGTAAAGCCACGTAACCTATGTGCGTAAGAAGCAAGAGTGTTAGTAAAGTCCATAACAGTGTCTTCATTGTTCAACTTGCTTCCCCATGTTGGTAGGTTGATTGTCGAAGAGATTGACATATCAACGTAGTCCTGAACGTCTGCTTGAAATTTCATACGCCTCTTATAATCTTCTGCAAGATCAAGAGCAGACTCAATCTCATTAGGATCAGTACCATACAGATCAATAAGTTCCTGTGCTGCACTGTCTACTACGTATTGATAATGCCAACGTGTACCACCTTTTAAATACCTCCTCTTGTACGCTACAGCGAAGATAGGTTCTACACCTGTACTAGTACCTGCAAGAATACCAATGCTTCCTGTTGGTGCAATAGCACGGTTAGCTACTGGTCTGCTGCAGTTAAACTCATCAGCAGTCTTCTTTGAAACTTCATCACTAACACCTTTGTATACACCTAACCACTTATGTAACTCAGGTGTTACTTCATACTTAGAACCACGCTTGATCAACCACTCATGCATACCCATCAAACCAAGACCTAATCTACGGTTCTTGATGCGAACATCATATACCTTTTCATATGGTAGCTTTGCTTTTAGTGTACCACAGATAAGAAACTTAGTTGCAAGTTCAACTATATCTTTAAACTCTTGAAGATTATCAACTCTTCCAAGGTTGATTGATCCTAGATTACATACGTCCGAATCATCCGCTGAACAAACTTCCGTACAAGCATTGCGAAGTGTTTCATTTTCTTTATCAAAGAAGTTAAAACTAAATCCCGGTTCTGCTGTTTGCAACGCTTGTCGTACATTCTGTTTAAAAGTAGACCCAACATCACCTGTCTCCCAGTAGTTTAATAACCATTCAGTATCGTAGTTTACACTGATATTTGTCATGTCTAGTGGTGCAATGAAGTTAAAGTCTTGTTCTTTAATCTGACCAATAGAAAACTCTGTATTACCAACTGGCATATCGTACCAGTTCTTACTGGTAAGAAACTTTTCTATGTCAGAATGTTTCCAATTAAGGCTGGCATAAATAGCAGATCGTCTGCTACCACCCTGCATAACTCGTCTACCAATCTCATTGATCATCATCATCTTTGGTATAGGACCAGATGCAAGACCACCAGTACCAGACAGCACTCTACCTTCTTCACGATACACAGAGTAGTCAACACCAATACCACCACCTGTCATCAGGCATGACTCTG